TGATGGAAACCTTAGTATGAATCGATTCTGTCTTTTCGGTTCGTAAGGAATCGGCATTTTCATCAATAAATCAGCCATATTATTTTAAATTAGTTTTTCTTTGTTTATTATCATAAATATATCCAAACGGAAAATATTTTTATTGACTTTCTGAAATTAAATCTTTATCATTATATTCCAGTCTAGTTTATTTAATTCTAGTTAATTTAACTAGTTTTTTTAATTATTTATTTAATACTAGTTCTTAATAACTAGTTAATATTCTTTTTTTATTCCTCCTGCGGTTGAATAAGTTTTAACAATATTGTCCGGTTTGTCTTTAAAGTGTTTTTTCATAACCTCCACATTTCGTATGTCATCATCAGAAAACCCAATTGTCGGTTTTGTAGGAACAAAATTATTACTTACCTCTTTTTTTAAATACACTTTTTTGTCTAAATCATAGGCCATTTCTTTAATGTATTCCACAAATTTCTCCATCGCACGAACTTTCGCCTCTTCAGGATTTGCAGCACCTTCCGGGTCATTATAAGAAACTGGATGGTATCTATTCATATTTAGATAAGTTTTAATTAATTCATCATCACTCATGTCTTCATCATCATTAATATCTCGATACTTTCTTAAGTTTTTAACTAACTCATCTTTATCAATACCATTAAACCCTGATATGATATAATTATATACCGCCTCTTTTAATGTATTAGGATTATGACCTCTTGCAGTTATAATAGAAAATATTGAACCATTGTTAATTGCCTCTCTAAAATCATCAAATGCAGGCCCTAATTTGGCTCTCATTGCATCAATTAAAAAATCTTTATCACCTGGTGTTTGGAAATTTTTAAATGGTTCGTCACTATATCCTACAATAGTTTCACCTTTATAGTTAAATGGTTCATCACCTATTTGATGTCTATACTCAGCAAAATCATCAGTACTCATACCTATCTCATCACCATCTTCATTCTTAAGGATAATCTTAGTTGGCATATGAACAACATTATCATCCCAATCGAAAGCATAATACTTCATATCGGGTGTTCCCATTTCATCTATCCCTTCATTTAATCTAATCTTTCTCATAATTGGCTAAAAAGTGGGGACGTATCCCCACTTATGGTTTTTATTAAATATTCTCGAACGAAGCCCCTGTTGGAGTAATGAAGAATTCAATATCAATGAATTCTAACGCTTTCGTCGGTTTCAAGTAAATTTTACCTGTTAATGTATTTCTATCTAAATCCTCAGGAGATGATGAAACTGTTACACGGAAATCATATAAACCTCGGTCTCTTCTGATTGAATCTAAGATAGGGTTAACACTATCTAAGAATTGTTGTCTAACAACTTGGTCGTTTTGTTCAAACAATAATCTTACCGCTACTGCTGATATTAACTTACGAGCTTGAAGTAATAATCTTCTTACGTTCAATCTGTTAAGTGCTGTGTCAGCAATTTGTAATGTTTTATTACCCCAAATAACCGTACCTACATCAGAGAAAGTCGCGATAGGGTTAATTCTACCTTGATATAATGTATCTCTATCTTCTTGAGTTAATTTAACTCTCGCTTTAACTGAATTTACAAGACCTCTTGTGTAACCCGCTGATGCGAACCATGGGAAAGCAATGTTGTCTGTTAATGCTAAGTTTCTACAAACTTCACCTGTTGCAGGTAAATAAATTTGTGTGTTATTAACAGTATCTCTTGTTAAAATCCAAGGATAGTAAGTAGCAGTATAGTTAGAGTCAATTCCTGTATTATCTAAGTTATCAACCGCCTCTTGAGGATAAATAATATCTTGTGGATTTGTTGAATCCGGTGTATACATTCTATAATCAGGAGTTGTTGTAATATAAACAGAGTCAGCTCTTTGAAATTGAACCATATCAATTGTTTCCTCAACTAAATTTGAATTATTAACATAATCAATACTTGCGGTTGCTAATACATTAATATTAGTCGCCTCAGGATTTGCAAATGTTAATATACCAAGTAAGTAAGCGTAATAGTCAGTGTTTGCAAAATCTTGAGTATTATTTTCAACTACAATACGTTTGAATAAACCTTCACCCGTCGCATTTGGGTATCTTGTTGATACCGATGCTCCCGCTAAAAATCCTGATTGACCTAATTGGAATCTATCTTCATTTGTACGATATTCTCTATAAATGTCCCATCCATCAAATCCTCCTGCAAAACATAAAGTATACTTTCTTGAGAAAATAAAGTAATATGGATTTTCTTGAGTTTCAGGGTCGTTTCTAAATTCAGCAACACCACATTCAAAAGCTGTTTGACCACTTGTATCATAACTATTTGAAATTGTTACAACTGTCGCTCCGGAGTCCATATGGAAACCTTTACTTACATAGTTCCAAGCAGCACCTTCAACAGGTGTTATAGAGTTAACCCAAGATGCAGGATTTTGTCTTCCTTTATATGATAAGAATGATTCATCAATACCATATTGTGTTGAGAATCCTAAATAAGTTCTTCTAACAATGTCACCAGGAGATTCAACTAAATTTGAACTACCACTCGCATTTCCAAATGGTGGATTAGCAATTGTCTCACCCGGGAAGAAATATTTCGTTTTAAATACAGGATATGGAGACGGGTTAGTAACCGAATCATATTCTCTTTGAGTATATCCTTCAAAACCACAAGGGATTGCATCAATTGGTGATTCGTCCGCCATCTCAATCATAACATATTTTGATAATAATGCGTATTCTCCATTTGTTGAACCAATTTTCTTAGCAACGAAGTTGTTAGAGTTAGGGTCCATATTACAGTTAGTGAATTTTTCAATAACAACTGGGTTAGAGTCGGTATCAAAGAAATTTCTAACTAACACATCAAATGTCATATTATTAAATGATAAGTTTGCGATTGAAACTTTAACTTCAGTGTTCGCAGCATCACCATCAGATATTGAAACAAATTTAAATAATTTATAAACTTTATTACCTCTTAATTCTGACACTAAATAAGGTGTGCTAGGTGATTGATATCTTTCAACACTGTATGCAATTGAATTTGATTGTTGACTTCTTGCCTCAGGTAATGCAATTAATTCAGGGTTAATACCTTTAATGTATCCTTGATTGTATGCATAAGCCAATGAACCTGGATAAATTTCTTCAACAAATAATGGAACTTCGTTTCTTGATTTTCCAAAATTATCAACACCTAATACTTTTGTAATAAATTTAGATGAAGTCGCCGATAAGTTAGTTTCAAAGGTGAAAATATCACCATCTTTAGTTACCCCTGATAATCCAAATGACGCAAATGGATTTTTATCAATATCCGCATATTGGTCAGTATTTAAAATTGTAACATTGTTTTCATTATTTACTTCATAAATTTGTCCGTGATTATCACTTGATGAACTATTAGTATATAGTGAAATACCTCTTGAACGAAGTGTTGCTACAACCATATTGTTAAATTCAGTGTAAGCAGTACCAATAAATGTGTAATAATCACCTGAAATTGTACCTGAGAAAGTTTGTTCGTTACCTATTCCCGTAACCGATAAAGCACTTATATTATAATCAAATGAGTATCCTGTATAAGCATTACCTGTATAATTGTTAAAATTAGCATAAAACCATGGGTCATTTTCAGATGCCGATAAATCGTTAGTTGCTAAGTTATTTGTATCTGAACCAAATTCATTTACAACTGTTGTGTAGTTATCAGTGATTGCATAATAATCTGTTTCAGGGATTGCACCATAAATGAAAGCTGTTGTCGCAGTTAAAGTGTTATTCCCAACTGCATTATAAATATTTGCAGTAAAATCAGTGTCGAATGTAGATGTACTACCATCAGATAATCTATATTGAGTATCTAAATTCGCTTGAATTGCTAATGGGAACGAACCTGAAACGAAATCAACAGTACCACCACTAGTTGCTCCTGTGAAACTTCTATTCCAAGATGTAACACCTGTTGGACTTTGGATTATTGTTGTTGGGTCTACATTCGCAGTAACTCTAATACTCCAAGACGGACCAGCATCATATCCTGACAATCCTAAGATTCTTGTCACGAACAACTGATTCGATTGTTGTAAGTAAGATTTAGCTATGTATGCCGCCTCATATTTAGGGATTTGTGTGTTAACAAATTTAGTTGGTTCTGTTCCTCCGAAAAAGGCTTGGAACTCATCGTAGTTTGTTATGAATACCGGTTCAAACGCAGGACCTCTTAAAGTCTCACCAACTAAACCTAGGGTAGTAACACCCACACTTTGTGCTACGAATGATAAGTCAGTTTCAGAAGTGTACACACCCGGTGAAACGAAAACTTTTTGATTTGCTTGTGCTGTTGCCATTATCTAATTATTCTATTGCAGATTTATTTTATAGATAAATATTCAATAAAATATCAAAAAACTTTACTTTTAGATATGTATTTGTAAAGAGTATGAATTAATTCTACCTTTTTTCTACCTATGAAACAGACAAAAGAAATCAAGAATATTAAAATTGACCCCGCCGTACACGACATACTGAAAAAGTACTGTGAAAAGCGAGGATTAAAAATTTATAAGTTTTTGGAAAAATTAATCGTAGAAACCTGTAAAGAGAAGAAAGATATCTACGGTGAGAATTAAACTAATAAGTTTTCAAACTGAATTGTTGACTCTAAACTATCATCAGTTTTAATAACATCAATACGTAAAATATCATTAGTGGTTATTTGAATATTTTGAACATCCGTCCCAAAATAATCCCCATTAATATAGACATCATATGAATCTACGTTAATCCAATTTGAAAAAGAAAGATTTGCAGTATACGCAACTACATCACTTAAACTATCATTACCTACAATAAATAAATAATTCTCCAAAAACTCATTTGGATTTTTTGGAAATTTTTCTCTTTTAGTATTGCCTGTTCCTGTTAATTCCATAAGTTGGGTTACTCTTGCAATTGCAGGCTTAACCTGAAATTCTTCTTCATCAATCAAATAACCTAACATGGTAAAATCATATGATTGAACATAATACTTCCTTGACTCCAAACTCATTTGAGATTCATCGGAAACATTATTCATAATAATTGGAACGTATTGACCCTTGATAAATGTATATGCCTGTCTTGATGAAAACTTCTGCATAATTATTTTATTCAACTGATTAAGTTCTCTCATTCGATTACAAATAATCTTAACACTATAATTAATATCCACAGGGACCGGTTGAGGTATTGTGTAGATATCCATTCCCTGTTCGTTTCCATTCCAAGTTGGAACAGACGCATAATAGAATTGTTTTCTATCAGGGATTGTATATTGCAATGATGGGTTAGTTCCGAACTTAACCTCGGGACTTCTAACTACCGTGATGAAGGGCGGGGATGGGTTATAATCTAAATCCACAAATAAGGCAGTCTCAACGTATTGAGTCCAGTTTTGAGTTGTAATTATAATATCCACCATTGGAACTATTTTTCCTGCGGTGATAACCTCTAAATCATTTTTAACAAAATCTAACATTCCTCTATCCAAATCGGCGTGTAGTACTGATTTAGGAAGATATGTTCCGTCTTTATTAATATATTCCAATAGTTGTTCCCTACGAGCAGACAATGTCTTCTGTGGGACTAATGGTAATGTCGGTATAACTTTCTTTGGTAATGGCATTTTATTTTTTAACTACAAATAATTTATTTTGTGAATTTATCATATCCACTTCAGTGGCACCATAAATTGGTTCTCCACTTGATTTATAAACAAATGAATCATACTTGTACGGGTTATAGGTAATAATCATATCTGATGACGGGTCCGGAATATTATCACAAGGATATTCACAGAAATCAATTAAATAACCAATAACAAACGCATGGACATTCTTTGATTTTTCTGAACGAACTCTGTCTTTTCCACCTTTTCTAACTCTAAACTCAACATCCCCTAATTTAACATAATCCGCATGCATTATCACTTTAGATTTATATGTCACCGAAAATGTGTGTTTGTGAAGGTTATAATAAACCATAACTCTTTTCCCAATATAATCTTCTTCAGAATTATTGTGTCCACACTTATGACAGATGTAAGGGTCGTCACCACCATCGGCTAAATCCCATGACCAACCACACTCATCACAAATTACTTTATCTTTTGTGACAATTTCAAATATTCTTCTTAATTGAGATTCTTTAACTAATACTTTCATCATTAATAATGTGTAGACAACGATTTAACCGGTAAATTAAAATTATCTTGGAACCATTTTTTCATAGGTTCTTCCCAATATTCATTAAAGACATTGTCTAAATGTTCCGCATATTCACCCATAATTTCTAAAACCGGTGCTTGATTTCTAAACGGTTTATGTGATGGGTCATTTTCATCATAGAAGTCAACATCAAAATAATTAAAAACTATATCACTATTTTCTTCTCCCTCATATTCTCCTTTATAAAATATTAAAAAGTTTTCATCTTCAATATCCATATCAGAATAACCATCCTCATCTTCACCAAAACCATAAACCCAATCCATTTCACTTGGGTTTAGATAACTATCAAGATACTGATATATTGCGTTAAATAATTTACTCTCTTTTATTACATATTCCATTAATCAGCCACAATTGTTTTAACAGGTAATTTAAATTTATTTTTAAACCATTTTTTAAAAGGTTCTTTCCAATACTCCCCAAACATTGATTCTAACGTTCCATAATCATTAACAATTAAAATTGGTGTCTGATTTATAAAAGATTTTCTTGAAGGTTCGTCTTTATAATATTCTTTTACGATATAAACAAATAACATCCCATTTTCATCATAATCGCCATCATATTCTTTATTATAAAACTCGATAATATGTGGGTTTTCCGTGTCTTTCTCCCCGTCTTCATCATATGTTTCCGGATTGAAAAAATCAATTTTATCCACATCATAAGACCCATCAATATACTGATAGATTGCGTTAAATAATTTACTCTCTTTTATTACGTATTCCATTAGATTCCTCTAAATTCATTTTCACTTACATAAGTGGCAACAATACTTCTGTAGAATGGTTTATATCCACCATACGTATGTTTATTATCTGACCTAACATATCCGTCATCACTTACCACATAATATCTAACTCTATCTTCTGTTTCATAATATCCAAGATAATCCCCTTGGAATATCTCAACACCCAATTCATCAAGAGTTTTCTGATACAATGAGAATTTCATATTACCAGGTTCTTGTAATTCAACTCGTGAGTTTCCATAGTTTTTAGATGAAGGTGCCATTACCTGAACCAAACCTTGTAATTCAACAGGGGCCATGAATTGGATACCATCTTCCGTAACCTCACCATAAACATCATCTGTTTTGGTTTTATATCTGTCGATACGATATAGGATTACTGTGAAGTTCATATCACCCAATAACCACTCCTCACCCATACCGATGTCTAAAGCGTAATCCTCCGCTCCGAAGAATTTACCTAATCTTGTAATTGGAACTAATTTTTGCATATATTGATAAATACTTCAATATCAACTATATTTAATTCAACTATGAAAATCAGTCCGCCAACTAAAATATATCTTAAAGATAGTCCATTACATAACTTGGGTGTTTTTTCTTCACAAAAAATAAAAAAAGGTGAGGTTATCGATACTTGTCCCTTTCTTTCTTTCCCACAAAACTCTAAAGAAAAAATACCGGTATTTTCAAACTATACCTTTTGTTACCCTCGTTCCGAAAATTGGACTATACACGCATTGGTCTTAGGTTATGGTTCCTATTATAACCATTCCGAAAAACCAAATGTTGATTGGTATACAAATGAAGAAGACCAAACATTTGTATATTTCGCAATAAACGATATTAATGACGAAGAAGAATTGTTAATTAATTATGGTAATGGGTCTTTATTTGAGTAATGGAAATTAATACTAGTATAGAATCGAAAGCGTTGTCCTTATTGGAAACCTATGAAGGTGGTAATAATTATTTAATTGAATTAAAACGTAAATCACAATTAAATAAAAAGTTTTATCCGACAAGAAGTCAATCAGAATACATTCTTAACAATCACGATAAACAACCCAAAGTTGCAAAGAAATGGGTTGTTCTTGATGCCTACTTCGCACAGAAACTAGCCGACGATAAACTATACACTGAAATCCCACAAAAAGTTTGGGTTGAAAAACTATTATCTGATAAGGAAAAGGCGTTTCATATTTGGGGTAGAGTATTTGAAACAGAAGAACTACATCATTTTTGGTTACCAAAAGCCGCAATCATCAAAGATAATACTGTTAAAGATGTTGTAATTGATTACTCAAAATATTCTAATCGTCCACCTCTTGAACACCAAAAAGAGGCAATCCAAAAATTAGTTGAAAATAAAAAATTTATCCTTGCCGATGATATGGGTCTTGGTAAAACAACTTCAACAATTATTGCAGGGTTAGAAACCGGTGCCAAGAAAATTTTAATTATTTGCCCGGCAACACTTAAAATTAACTGGAAGAGAGAAATTGAAAATTATTCTGACCGACCAATTTTTATTTCAGAAGGAAAACAATTTAGTACGGAACATGATTTTGTTATTGTAAATTATGATATCATGAAAAATTTTCATGACCCAAAAAAGAAAGATGAATCATTAATATTAATGTCAAAATTTGACTTAGTCATTATTGATGAAGCACACTATATTAAAAACGCCCAAGCGCAACGAACAAAACTTATCAACGACATCACAAAGAGTGTTGATAGATTATGGTTGTTAACCGGTACACCGATGACATCTCGTCCAATAGATTATTTTAACTTACTTAGTTTAATTGATTCACCTGTTGCCAAGAATTGGATGGCATATGTTATTCGTTATTGTGCCGGTTTTCAATTCAAAGTTGGTCCAAGAAAAATTTGGAATGTTCAAGGAGCGTCCAACCTTGAAGAATTACGAGACAGAACTGCGGGTCTTACTTTGAGAAGATTAAAAGAAAATGTTTTAGATTTACCTGATAAAATCATTACACCAGTGTATTTGAGATTGAAATCTAAAGTGTACGAAGAAGTAATGGGGGATTACTACAATTGGTATGAAAAAAACCCTGAGGAGTCAAAATCACTTACGGTTCAGTTCACCAAGTTAACCAAAGTTCGTCAAATTATTGCTGATGAAAAAATTTCACAAACAATTGAAATTGCTGAGAACATCATTGAACAAGACAAAAAAGTAATCATCTTTTGTAATTTTACTGATTCATTAAATAAAATTACGGAACACTTTGGAAAAGCTGCGGTTAAACTTGATGGGTCTATGTCAAAACATGAAAGACAATTTAGTGTTGACCAATTCCAAGAGAATGATAAAATAAAAGTATTTGTTGGAAATATCAAAGCAGCCGGTGTTGGTATTACTTTAACATCAGCAGAGGCAGTTATCTTCAATGATTTATCATTTTTACCATCCGACCACGCACAAGCAGAAGACCGAGCATACAGATATGGTCAAAAAAATAATGTATTAGTTTATTACCCAATTTTTGAAAATACGATTGAGGGAATTATTTACGACATACTCCACAATAAAAAACAAGTTATCGCAACCGTTATGGGAGATAATCAAAATACTGCCGACGCCGCTGAAGAAATTTTAAAGAGAATTAATGAAATGCGTCGTTAAACCAATTTTCGATTATTTATATGTAATGGTTAATCCAAACATATGAAAAAAATAGAACAAAAAATTAAAGAGTTAGAAACAGTAATCCTTGGAAATCACGTATTAAAGGAACAAAGATTGTTAATAACAGAAATGAAGAAAATAGGAATTGAGAAATTACCTTATTCTTACTCAGCCTTGAAACAATTCATCGACCCCGAAACGATGGAATTTCACTACAACAAACATTACAAGGGATACGTGGATAAATTGAATGATGCTCTTTCAAAGAAAAAATACGGGGATTTAGAGTTAATTCAAATAATTAAAACAATTGATAGATTTGATAAAACAATTCGAAATAATGCCGGTGGTGCTTTCAACCACGCATTGTTTTGGAATATGTTATCTCCAAAACCAACAAAACTTAAAGGGGAACTTTATCAAAAGATTATTAAACAATATGGTAGTTTTCCAACATTCAAAAAAGAATTTGAAAAAATTGCTAAAGAACGTTTTGGTTCAGGATGGGTGTGGCTAATAATCACCTCAAAAAATACTTTAAAAATAATGTCGACCCCTAATCAAGATAACCCATTAATGAATGTTATCGAAGGTGGTGGATTTCCAATCTTAGGATTAGATTTATGGGAACACGCATATTATCTTAAGTATAGAAACAAACGAGATGAATATATTGTAAATTTTTGGAAAGTTGTAAATTGGGATTTTGTTTCTAAATTATATGACATGAAAGTTGAAACAAAACTTCTTGAGACAAATAAAATGAAAGAGATACTAAGTGAAGGAAAATCAGAAATGTGTTCATCATCTGAAAATGAATTTTATAGAACTTTATTCAACACTAATCAAGATGTTAAATGGATTTACATGAATGGTATAAATAAAATAATGAGAGATGTATTTTCTGAAAATTTTGTAGAAAATCCGGGTAATAACCAAATGTCAGGTGTTTATGAGTTAGAAGGACCGGGTCGGTCAGTAATCAATAAATTAAACACAAATTACACATCATTCTGTATTTTATTAAATGATGTAAATCAAGTTATTAAAAAATTAACAAAAAAACCACCAATTGATTTTAGAAATAAGAACACAGAAGAACAAAAGAAAGAGGCTTCAAGATTTATTTCGGCAATTAATCATTATAAATTTCAAATATTTAATCGAGAAAGTTCAACATTTCAAAACCTATTAAGAGTTTTAATTGAAAAGAACGCCGCAGGTTCAAAACGTGAAGAAATAACTGCGTCAATATTAAGAAGATATTTTGGTAAAGATGTTAAAATTGAAATCGTTGGAGAACTTGGAAGTAAAAAAGACGCTATTAGTGGTGTTGATTTAGAGATAACCAAAGATGGTGTAACCAAAACCGCACAAGTTAAACCTTTCCGAGAAAAAAAGATAACAGATGATGGTATCTTACTTGAAGGAACAGCAAGTGTTAAGATTTATAAAACCGATTTAATGATTTTTCAAAAAGGGAAAAATGTTTTAGTTTTTGATAAAAAACCAATAATAGTTAATGGTAATTTCCTTTTTCCATTAGACTCATTATTATATGATATACAATAACGTTTAACAATATATTTATAGTTATGGCAGTTATACCGGAACCAGAAAGAAGTAAAATTTATACGAGAGTCAAACATCAATTAGGTGCACCACTTAGAAGTGTGGAACTTGAAGATGAAATGATGGACTCGTTAATGGAATTATCTATAGGTGACTATGAAGAATATGTTCTTCAATGGTTAATAGATAGTCAATGGGTTAATTTAGTTAACCTAAACATGAATGAGAAATCAGTTGCAAAAGCGTTGATTACTCGAACAATGGATTTTGAACAACAATTTAGTTATTCATATTCAAAAATTGTAGGTCTTCAAACAGAAGGTCCATGGGTTTTGAAAAAAGATTATTTCATCTTAAGTGCAAATACTCAAACATACGAAATCCCTGCAGGTCGTGAGGTTAATGAATTATTATGGTTTAGTGATAGACCATGGAATGCATTTGGATTAGGTGCCGCTGCTGGTGGATTTGGTGCAGGTATAGGTCTTGGAGCTAATGAGGCGGGATTCGCTCAAATGGGGAATCAAGGTTCTTACTTTATGATGTCAGGGTTTGATTATCTTGTGAGAATGCAAGAAGCAAATGTTTTAAGTAGAATTTTAGGAGGTTCACTTACCTATAGAATTACCGGATTACCTGATGGTAAGAAAAATATTCATCTATACAATACACCGGGAGGAAGATTTAATTGGAATAATATTAACGGTTATGTGGGTAAAGCGGTGTGGTATTGGTATTATGATGTATCCCCTGATAATAGAGCTGATTGTTTAAAAAATAATCCTGACGTTATTAAATTACCTTCGGATGTTCCAATGGATAATTTATCTTGGGAAGATTTAAACATACCGGGTCAACAATGGGTTAGAAGATGGTTCACAGCATATTGTAAAGAAACGTTGGCAAGAGTTAGAGGAAAATATAGTGGTAATCTTAAAACACCTGATAGTGAATTAACTATGGACTATACATCCTTATTAACTGAATCAAAAGATGAAAAAACTAAATTAATTGAAGAATTAACAGGAGCTGAAGGATGGTTAACAAGATTAAGACCAGAAAAAGTAATGGAACGAGAGGCGTTAATTGCAGAAAACTTAAACAAACAAATGAAATTTAGAGCGATGCCTCGACAAATTTACGTAATATAATATGGCAATAATTAAATCAATACCCTCAAGAAAAATAATAAACGGATTAATAATCGATTCTTCAGAAATTTCTGTAGTATCAGAATTAGATTATAAAACCAATGGTGAAAGTTGTATTATTGTTAGAGGAGTATCTCAATCAGTAATCACTTTAAACTCAATAACAACTGACCATGTTGTTATTAAATCAATGACTAAAGTCACAATTAAACCTGATGTCGGAAAAATAGATGAAGATTATGATGAATTAGTTGCTGACCAATATGCATGTATCGAATTTAGATTTGTTGGTGGTAATTGGTATATTCTGTCATCCGATGGTTTAAAACAATCATAAAAAACAAAAGTGGTCCTAAGACCACTTTTTTTATGCAATTACCCCTAATTTTTCTTCCCAACCCTCTTCGGCTAAGTCGTACATATAATCAGGTGATAAACCTCGTTTTTCCCAATATTTTAATTCTTGTTCTGTAACATCAAGAACATCTTCTTGTAATCTGTCTTGAGACCCTTCATCCAATGGATGTCCGTTTATCAACTCACATTGTGATTTTGTAAAGATACCTCTCTTTTCGGGGTCATTAACTAATAAGTTGTTTCTAACTTCATCTTGGAAAACTACCATTAAAGGTTGTAATTTCTTATTGAATGTGGTTACCGCTCTTGCAACGTTATAGTCCCCTTTTAAATCAGGGTTATCATCTAAGATATTCTTATCTAACATATAACAATTTAATTGTAATCCATCACCTTTTTTCTGTACATCACCATGAGACGCTCTTAACCCATTATTAACATACATAATCACATCCCCCAAGTTAACTTTTAAGTTTTCTTGTAATGCTAATTCCATATGCGCCATTCTTGACATACTATTACCTGACTTTGTTTTAGTGGATAATCGTTTTTTATAATCATCTAATGATAATTTAACTCTCGCTCTTTGGGCCACCTTACTTAAAGATATTTCTTTATCGTAAATCTTTTGTAGGTATTCATAATAATATTCAACAAACGCCTGTCCATTCCCTTCTAATAATAACTTAATCCCTTTATCTAAAAACTCCTCAATGTACAGCGGTAGTTTTTTAGATTTAATTGAGTTACCGGTAAGTTTTATTTTACCTTTAGAATCCATAACCGCATAATTCTTACGAGCTAAGTTAATAGTTGAGGGCCAAACACCGTCAGTATCAAGTGCCATCTCACCTCTCATAAAAACATCATTATACTCTGCAACATCAGCCTCAGGTCCATAATATTCTTTACCTTCTTTAACCTTCCAATTCAATCCACGACCAACATAAACTCGGTCATTTGCTTCATCCGGTGTGGAGAAGTTAACACCATCCGTATCCATTACTAACGGGGTGTATCCTTTTGACATAAAGAACTTAATCATTTGACGAAGATATTGTCTACCGGTACAGGTAATCTGTTCTCCCATATACATATCACCCCAAGCATATACCTGTGGTGCTGATAATGCTCCGAACATCGAGTTAATGAAAATCTTAATCGGTAATTGTTTATTACCATATGATTCTGATTTCGCCCTGTCTGTTTCGTAAAACTCCTCAGCCAATTGTTTGTATTTAATACGAGTATTACGGAAGTAAGTTAACATACCTTTCATTGCTCCTGTTACATCACAATCAGGGAATACATCGTGTACCAACTGAATTGAGGGATATAGGGAACTAAAATCGAGTTTTAGGACATTCTTACTATAACCAACTTTTAATAGTCTTGAAAGACCTCCTACAAAGTCAGTCTTAGATTCTTTTGCAGGTATCGCAATTCCATGTTTATAAGACCAAGCTAACATTAACATTTTCCATAATGTTGCAGTACCCATAGTTGAAACCCTTTCATATGTTGTTGGAATCATTGCCGCCAACAAGAATGAACCTTGGTTAAACTCTTGGTCAACCTTAAGGGTTTCATCTAAGTCATCGTCAAGATACCTCTCAACTAACTTATCTCCTGTAGTTTTTTCATAAGTGTCAGTTCTTCTCCCACAAATTTCATCAATCTTAGAATCAACACCAACTTTCTTGTAGTTACCGTTAGTTTTGTTTAACCAAAAATCTTCTTTGTTTGCATAAAATGGACCAATATCCAAGTGGTCAATATAAACACGACTTGGAGATTCCGCATTAATATACTTGGTAATGTATTTCAAACCAGCCGCTTTAATACTTGAGTTGATTGCTTGAGCTCTACGAACCGCATGGATAATGTCAATCACATTATACCCCCAAATAGAAGTTTGAGTATAAGTCTCAACCTCATTTGCCAATTTTAACATACCATCTTTACGAGTATATGAATGATTAGGGTTTAATGATTTACAAACTTTCTTTAAATCAATTCCTAATATCTTACTTCTTTCAAATATCCAATGCCAGTCAAAGTTTGCTGAGTTATACCCACCAATAATAGATGGTTTAAGTTCGTTAATTACTTTGAAGAATTCGATGATAGCACCCTTTTCTTCATTTTCATCAGTACATTCGATTACTCTATGGTAACCTTTATTGGTTTTAATTCCAATCATGAAGATACGACCGTCCTTAGGTTCAAGTGAGGTCGTCTCCAAGTCATATACCATTCGAGTAACCTCGTTATAGTTTTCAAACCCTTTAAATAATCTCTTTTCTTTGGATACAAGGTATTGTTCTACCGGAGATAGAAGTGTTATCTTATCCTTAGCTTTATCACCCCATGGGTCACATCCACCATCCCTAAAGAATTGGATAAGTTCTCGGTACCCTTTCATAGATTTAACTATAAAGGTCAAACCTTTTTCAAGACGTTCGTTTCCATGAGTTTCTAATTTCTCAATTAGAATCCCATACTTGGTCATCGCCTCTTTCTGAACGGCTTTCGAGTCGTTATAAAATTTTAGATTTTTTAAATCACCTACCCAAGCGAACGGGGTAAAAGTGTCTTTACGGATTTCTTTCCCTTTTCCGGGAATCTCCTTAATTTTGTAGATACAGTTGTCTCGGTAATCATACTCGATGGCAACTATAAATTC